GTGGTCGAACATCGGCTCAAGGTCTCCGCGGATGCCATTTCCCGCATGATTTCCGTGAAACAGGTGGAACCCCTTATTGATCAGGAGAATATCATCGATGTCGCGTAGAACATTAGACATAATGAATATTGTGCGTCGTCTGTTTTCTGCTGATCATTCACAAAACGTGCTGAAATTTCAACAGCAGCAAGGGGTGGGGGGGGTCAACTTAACAGCAAGCGCGACGCGTTGCGACGCATTCACCCAACCAAATTTTTTTGGTAAAAGCGCCTCAGATCATTTTTTGCAGAGTGGAGCAATGGTAGCTTACCTGGCTCATAACCAGGGGGTAGTTGGTTCAATTCCAACCTCTGCACCCAATTTAATCGCCTCTGTAGCTCAGTTGGCAGAGCGCCTGTTTTGTAAACAGGTTGTCACAGGTTCGAGTCCTGTCTGAGGCTCCAATTTTAAAATCTACCATGAGCGGACCAGAGACAGAGACAGAGGATGACGAGGAACAGAACCCCATCGAAACATGAACGAAACCAAGACCTTGATCCGCGAGATTGAGCTGTGCGTGAAGATTGGCCTACCGCGTGCGGTGGTGACCAAGATGCGCCGAGATAATTTGTTGGAGGGCGTGGACTGGTACTACAGCGCGCGGCCCAAGGCGGTGTGCTACACGGAGGCTGGGCTGGCCAAACTTGAGCAATTTATTGGCTCACCGATTGCGTTGCCGGCGCCCAGCTCAAATAAGTGGCTGCCCAACGACAAGGTTCCGCGCATTGCGGCGAACGGATTAATTTTGACCCGCGGTCGTCCGGGTTGGTGGACGGAGGACGAGGCGCTGGTGACGGCGAACCGTTTTGCTAATCGGCGTGCGATCCGCGTGCGCTGGAACGAGACGGACGTGATCTGCCGCGTGAAGAATGCTGAATTCTTTGCGATTGGTCAGGTCATTCCCGTGCGTCACTACGACCATGTGCTGGTGGCGGCCCGTCAGCCGCGATCCTACGGACGCTGGTAGAATATGAATGCCGACATCCCAAAGTTTGCGCTGGGCGACCTGATCTACCACCGGACCGAGGAGAGTCCTGGCGTGATAATTGGGATCATCTACCGTCCCGGCAACTCGATGTTCTATCAGGTGGTCTGGCAGGATCGGTCAACCAACGACCACTACGAGTGCGAGCTGACCTCCGAGCGCCCGTTCTTTAGCATCGTGGACAAGGACACCGCCTAGATGATCTACATCGTCCTACCCACCCAGTTGCACCCCGAACAGGACACGCTGTACGCGGACGAGAGCGTGAGCTTCTACTATGCCGGCGGCAGGATACGGCACTTCGATAACTACGAGGACGCGCGCGAGGAGGCGATCGAGCTGTCGGAGCAGGACCGCACGCCCTGCTCGGTGTTCAAGTTCGATACCTGCCTGGAGGCCGCCGACCACCGCGAGATATTTTTACCATGAAATCACAACTAATGTTTATCTGGGCTAGAATTGTTTTATTTGTATCCAAGCCGCTGGGCTGGGTCGCCGAGTACTTGGATAACTACGCGATCAGGCTGACGGTGCGCGGCGTGTGCCACAACAAGCCCTGTGCGCCCGTCAATCGCTGGCTGCCGGGAAAGGATCGCGCGTGGCCCAAGGACGACTTCGACGCCTACCGCGAGAGTCTGGGTGACATCCCGCCACCGCCCAAGGTGCGCAAGTCACGCCGAAAGGTTGCGCGGTGATGGTTGCGGACGACAAATTTTTGGGTTACGTTCCAACGCCTCACCCGGTGATGCCGAGTCCGACGCTGGACGACATCAGGGCGATGGTGGCGGAGCATGGTGCGGAGGAGACTGCGCTGCGCCTGCAGTTGCGCGAAGACAAGATCGTGGCGGAGAAACAAGATCCGTACCGCCACGGGTACGAGCCATCGCACTGGGGCGTGGCCGACGAGCTGCTGACCAAGCACCGCGACGTTTTAATTATGGGCGGGAACCGCGCCGGCAAGACCGAGTGGGCGGCCAAGCGGGCCGTTAATTTGCTGGTGGCGAAGCCCGAGTCGCGGGTGTGGTGCCTGCATACTACGAACCAGTCGTCGATCCAGATGCAGCAGCCGGTGATCTGGAAGTACTTGCCGCCCGAGTACAAGGCTGCGCGCAAGACCAAGATCACCAACGTCAGCTACACGCAGAAGAATGGTTTTAGTGAGAACACCTTCGTGCTGCCCAATAAGAGCCAGTGCTTCTTTATGAACTATGCGCAGGACAAGAAGGTGATCGAGGGCGGCGAGTGCGACCTAATTTGGTGCGACGAGTTGGTGCCGCTCGATTGGATCGAGACGCTGCGCTACCGGCTGGTGACCCGCAACGGTCTGCTGATCGTGACGTTCACGCCGGTCACGGGATTTACGCCGGTCGTTAAGGAGTACGTCTCGGGGTGCAAATTTATTAAGGCCAGAAAGGCCGAGCTGCTGCCCAATAAGGTTAACGTGCAGGGTCTGCCGATGGGGACGATGCCGTACACCGCGAAGGCGCACGGTCGGCACTCGGGCATCTGCTGGTTTCATAGCGACCTCAATCCGTACAGCGACTGGAAGGTGATGAAGCGCGCGCTGGATGGCCGCGGCGACTACGAGCTGAAGATCCGCGCCTACGGCTGGGCGGACTCGCTGACCGGTTCACAGTTTCCAAAGTTCTCGGAGGCCAACGTGATTGCGCCCGACAAGATCCCAACCACTGACGTGACCAACTACATGGTGGTGGACCCCGCCGGCGCGCGGAACTGGTTCATGCTCTGGCTGCGCGTGGACGGGCTGGGACGCAAGTACGTCTACCGCGAGTGGCCCGACATGATGGTGGGCGAGTGGACGCTGCCGGGCGAGAAGAAGGACGGCAAGATGGGCATTGGCCAGAAGAATGGCGCGGGTCGCGGCACCTCCGACTACAAGCAGCTCATCCGAGAATTTGAGGGCAAGGAAAAGATTTTTGCGCGGTACATCGATCCGCGCGCAGGGGCCACGCAGGCCGCGGGTCGGGAGGGCGGCACGTCGATGATTGACCTGCTCGGCGACGACAGCACCGGCAGCGATGGCATGTGGTTTGAGCCTGCCGCTGGCGTCCGCATCGACGAGGGCGTGGGTCTCATTAATGACTGGCTATCCTGGGACCAGAACCGCCCCCGCACGATTGAGAACGAACCCAACCTCTATGTGTCGTCGGCGTGCGAGAACTTAATTTATTCGTTGCGGGAGTGGACGGGCGAGGACGGCGACAAGGGTGCGAGCAAAGACCCCATCGACTGCCTGCGCTACATTGCCGTGATGAATCCAGCACACCACAGCACGCAAAGTTTTGCTGCCGTGGGCGGGGGTAGCTACTAATTTTATGCATCCAATTCTTATCACGCGCAAGCAGGCCAGCGCCCTGACCGGTCTTGACGAACGCTACTTTGATCGACTACGACACAGCAACAAGCTCCGCACCTACCGCACGCTGGGCGGTCTGCACCGCTTCTACCGCGACGAGGTGCTGGAGCATATCGGCGCCACTTTCGGAAAACAATCTCAACCACCAAAAATATTATGAGCCACGCAAATAACAATGTAGACTTTTCAGCCGACCAACTGGTCGATGCCAAATCAAAACCTGACGTCAATAACTTGTGCTTTGAATTTCAACGCGCACTCTACACCGGCAACAATGTGACCCGAGTAGACGCCAACGACGAGACCCGTTTCTGTAAGTGGAACGGCCAGACCGACGACGGCAAGAAATGGTCAAGCAACAAGGTCGGCGGCGACCAGGTGTTCCCGTTTGAGGGCGCCTCCGACGTGCGCATTCGACTGGTGGATGCCACCATCAACGAGATTGTCTCGGTGCTGACCACTAGCTTCAGCCGCGGCAACCTGGCCATCTCTGGCGTTGACATCCAAGACGGCGGGTCTGCGGCGCTGGCCACCGACCTGATGACGTGGATTCGCGAAAACAAGTTGAAGGCCGAACTAGAGCGCGAGGCCGAGTTGCTCGCCCAGTACACGCAGCAGTACGGCTGGAGTGTGGTGCATGTCGGCTGGTCGCAGAAGATCGCGATCCGCACGCAGAAGATTACGATGGATCAGGTGATGAGCCTGGCGCAGCAGGCCGGCGCGCAGAACCCTAACAGCATCATTGCGCAACTGCCAACGCTGATCGCTAATCCCGAGGCCGAGATGCAGGTGGCTGACATCGTCTCCACCCTGCTGCCAGACCTCAAGCTGGCGGACGCCAAGAAGTTTGTGCGCGAGCTGCGCGAGACCGGCGTGGGCGAATACAAGGAGGAGTACATCCAGCGCAACTTGCCCTCGATTACGGCGCTCAAGCCCTTCGATGAGGTTGCTTTTCCGCCCGAGACAATTGACCTAGAGCGCGCGCGGGTTATCTTCCGCCGCGAATATTTTAACGAGGTCGAGCTGCGCAGCATGGCCAAGAATGCGGAGTGGGACGAAACCTTTATTGAGGAGGCGGCCAAGACGCAGGGCCGGCAGAGTTGGTACAATAATCCCAACCTAGTCACGACCTCTCTCTCGGTTAACGCGGTCGTCAACAACGATCACCTAATTGAGATTGTTCACTGCTATGTGCGGCAGATTTCCGACAAGGGATCGCCGGCCATCTACTACACCGTGATCTGTCCGCAGCTTGGCCAAGACTACTACGGCAAGCACGAACTGCTCGACTACGCGCACGGTGAGTACCCATTTGTGGAGTACCGCCGCGAGCGCCTGCGCCGCGCCATCTGCGAGTCCCGCGGCATCCCAGAACTTTCCATTACCGACCAAGAAGAAATTAAGGCGCAGCACGACAGCATCCGTGACCGTACCGCGTTCACCACGCTGCCGCCCATCCGCGTCAAGAAACGTATTGGCATGATCAACAAGATCGGTCCCGGCGTGCAGTTGCCGGTCACGCAGGCCGACGACTACCAGTTCATGGACCCGCCAAGGGCGCCCATCACCGAGGCTGTTTCGGTAATTAACATGGTCGAGGCTCGCCACGCCAACTACTTTGGCTTGCAGCATCCGTCCGTTCCCGCCGGCAAGCAGTCGGCCATCATGCAGAAGACCATCAACTCATGGTTTGGCGTCTGGTCGAAGGTGTTCTCGCAGACCTTCCAGCTCTGTTTGCAGTACATGCCCGAGCCTGAGATTGTCCGCATCGTGGGCCAGCCCCTGCCGTCTAACCTTAACGACATCGCTAGTCAGTTTGACTTTATTCTCAAGTACGACGTGCGCGAGATGGATAACGACTATGTGATGAAGAAGTTGGACGCCATCTCAAAGTTTGTGGTGCCGCTTGATTCCGGTGGCGTCATTGACCGCAATAAATTAATTATGGCAATCACGACCGCCATCTCACCTGACGCAGCGCGCGACTTGGTGGTAGACCAGACCAGCGCATCGCAGAAGATGTTCCGCGAGGTGCAGACCGACATCGGCATGATGATGCTCGGCAACGAGGCGCTCTACGTCGAGAACGATCCGTCCGCTAAATCAAAGATGCAGTACGCCCAGCAGGTGATGCAGAGCAACCCGAAGGCCGCGCAGGCGGCGCAGGGCGATCCGCAGTTCCAGCAACTGCTAGAAAAGTATATGAAGAACCTGCAGTTCTCCATGCAGCAGCAGGAGAATAAGCAGATCGGTCGCATCGGCGTATCGCCTGCTGCCCAGGCACCCGCGCAATGAATCACAAAGAATTAGAACCATTTGGTTTCACGGGTCAAAGCCCGCTATGGGACTCCATTTTACTGCACCTGAATAATTCAATGCAGGACGATGTGGAGACGGCCATCAACCGTGAAACCACCGGCGAGTTTCGCATCCATGCCGCCGGGCGAGCCGAGGCACTTAATGACTTCTTGATTTCGTTGCAGCAGTTGCGCTCGGCGGCGTTAGAGCAAAACGGGCCGATTACATAACTACAAAAGCGGGTAGAACCGTGCATAAGTTGAAAGTTGTATTACAACTTTATTGTGCAGTCGTTTGAGTTAGAGCAAGTGTGCGCAAAAGGCTTTCTGCGTGCGCGCCTCTGAGCAACGCTGCATCCGACCTCTTGGCGGTCTTAAAAATCCATGACGATAGATTCCCAGTTAAATGAGCAGGCACCCGCTAACGGAGCGGTTGCAGACAAACCACTCACAACCTCCGTGGAAAAGCTCGGGTTACTTGACCACGATAAACTTAAAAACCTTATCTTGGCCGACATGCTGGACGAGCCGGCACAGGCAGTGGAGCCTGAGAAAAATCCAGAATTACCGTCTGAAGAAATCGCGGCAAATGCCGAGGTTCCTGAAGACACCGCTCTTTCAAAAACTACTGAACAAGAAGATACTCCCGAGGAGACTCCCGAGGCTATTGCCGAAGAAGTCAAATCAGAGGACGGTTTACCCAAGGGCGCTCAAAAACGTATCGACAAGCTAACGGCTCGATCAAAAGAGGCGGAAGCAAAGTCGCTACAATTAGAGCAAGAACTTGTTAATTTGCGGATGCAGTTAAATGATAAGGCATCGGTTAAGGCTGATGCGCCTATTGTTAGCTCCAAAGACAATCCCTACCTGCACCTCACAACGCAGGGCGAGGTTGAAGCGCAAATTATTGAAGCCCGAAAGGTTAGACGCTGGGCCGAAGAAAATCCCGATGGCACTACAGTTCGTAGTCCTGACGGAAAAGAAATCGAGTACAGCTCAGAGGAGGTTCGCTCCATCAAACTTAATGCGATGGACGCAATCGAAGACCACCTGCCCAAGCAGTTGGCCTACGTTAGAACCCGCTCTCAAATCGATCCGATGGCCGAGGCCGAGTATACCTGGTGGAAAGATCGTAGCTCGCGCGAATTCAATTCTGCGCAGGCTATGCTTAAAGCGTTTCCTGAACTGCAAAAGTTTCCTGACTACAAAATGGTGGTCGGCGATTACCTGCGCGGCGCAGCGGCACGCGAGAGCAATTTTGCTCAACGGAATACAGTCCAAAAGGCTGCCGTTAAAAAAGCACCGATCCAACCCACTAAGTCTACCCCAGCGCCTCCTGCGGCTACTGCTAACGAACGAAACATCAAAACTTCGTACGATGCATTTCGCAAGAACGCTAACTCGTCGACCCTCAAGGATGTCGTCTTAAATCAGTTTCTTTAACTTAGGAATTTACTATCATGGCTCAATTATTTGAACGCTCACAAGTCGGTAAACGCGAAGATCTGGCTAATTATATTAGCCTCGTTGACGCAAAAGACACTCCCTTTATTTCGATGGTGCCAAAGGGCAATAAGCCCGGCAACACCCTCATGCAGTGGCAGGCTGACAACATGCCAACCAGCGTCTCCACCGGCACCGTTGACGGCACAGACGTTACTTCAGCCGACTACCAGAATCTTAATTCTGGCCGCGCTGTCGTCAGCAATTACATCCAGGTGTTCCGTCGCCCCGTGCGCGTATCGCCTCTATCTGTTGACGTATCCATCGTCGCCGGCCTCAAGAACGAGCTTGCTGGCATGGTTGCCAAGGGCATCTCGACTCTCAAGCGCGACATGGAGCTTACCACACTGAGCGCCAACGACGCCCAGCTCGACAACGGCACCGTCCCGTACCTGACAAAAGGTATGTCGGTTTTCGTTTCCACCACTGGCGGATCGGTGCTTCAAGTGCCATCTGCTTATCGCACACCCTCGGCTTCTATTGTTGGTGGTTCCGCTGCGGCCTCGACTCTTGACGAGACGATGGTCCAGGGTCTCCTGACCTCCATCTGGGGTCAGACTGGCCAGAACCGCGAGTACGATGCCGTGTTGGGTAGCACTGTAAAGCGCGCCTTCACAAATCTGCTCTTCACAACCGCGCAGAACGCCAACACATCCACTGCCTCGGTTATTCGCACGCTTAACCGCGACAGCGACAGCGACTCTTATGTGTCCACGGTGGACATCTTTGAGGGTGACTTTGGTCGCCTTAAATTGCACGCCGATGCGTTTGTTCCTGCCGCGTACAAGGGTCTCGTAATTCCCATCGACCTGTGCGAATTCCGCTACAGCTCGCTGCCAGAAGTGCGCGATCTCCCTGACTACGGTGGCGGCCCAGCTCGTCTCATCGAAGCCGTTGCCGGCCTCGTTGTGAAGAACCCGCTGGCTTTCGGTAAGTTCGACTTCAGCTCCTAAGCCGATGATCGAGTCTATCCCGGCGGAACTTCATAAGCCACTTCTTGAGGAGTTCCGCCGCGGATGGCACAAGGAAATGGTTTTGGGTGCGATTGAAGCCAAAAGAGTTGGCGCCCAAAACCAGTCCTACCACAAGGGCGTGGATGGCCTAGGCCATCTGCGCGCTAGGATTCCTGCTTCTTCATTTCATTTTTGGGGGCAAAAACTTGGCTATAAATGTTGGCAAGACCAAACTTTTTTGAAGGAATTCTTGAACACAAATCCAGAACTTAAAACTAAGGGCGGAGCCACTAAGATGTCGGTTGGTTACGGTAAATCTACCTCCGATTGCAGCAAGGCTACCATCTTTGATGGCTTTGGCCGTCCTGCTGCCGCTGTCGCATGAGAACAATTGATTTCAGTACATTACTTTATCGGTGGCTGCAACTTGCCGGGCTTGATCGCTCAAGCATTACGGCAGCTACCTACGCGCAGTTTCGCGACCTAGCCAATGGACGACTGGAAACAATCTGGAAGAGCGACCGCTGGCCAGCTCTGATTCGTATTACCACCCCGCCAGGCGACACGGTTGTGACCGACGCCAATGACGTGCTGACCGTTACTCTCGGCAGCGACGTGGGCGAGGTTCTAGGGGTCTACGACCAAGACCCGCGCCTAACTACTAGGGCAAAATTGGTTAAATATTTTTTGTATGATAGCGGATCGGTGAGCTATGTAAATTTTATGGAACCCGTCGATGACGTGTTTATTGAATATAATACTCGCAAGCCCGAGCTATTTGGTGATGCGTGGAGCGCCACGTCTACCTACTCGGTAGGGGCGCAAGCCTACTTTGATACGTCAACTTCGACGGGTGCCTTTATTCCTTCCTCAACTAAGCAACCGGCAGGAAATCTGTACACTTGCTTGGTTGCCACGACCGCCAATCAGTCGCCGAGTAACACGCCGGCAAGCTGGGATCTTGTGGAGATTCCTTATTTTACGGGCGAGTACATTGTCCGTGGCGCCTTGTCTGACTACCTGCGTAGTGAAGGCCAATTTCAGCAGGCTGTCATTGCAGAGAGCGATGCCGAGACGGCTCGCGTTGCCGAAGTTGACCGAGTTCTTACTACTGAGGGCCAAGTCAGCCGCATTAATATGTTTACTTACTAAATTTATGAATAACTCAAAAACAATTAATCTTTACCCAAAACCGTCAGCGACAACTGCCCCCGAGCAACTGGCCGTCTCATCTACCGCGGTCGGCTTAACCAGCACGACCTGGTTGCCCGAGGACACCTACTTTTTAATCGAGGTGCAGTCGAACTCGATGTACGTTAGTTTTAATGGGACAACCCCGTCAGTAACCAATGGGTTTATTTATACCAGCGGCACGCGAGAAGTTTGGTCTTCCAAGCGCGCAAAGGCCGCCAAATTTATTCGGGTATCCGCAGACGGAAAAGTTCAATCGCAACCGATGGTGGATTGATCTATGGCGCTGCTTTACCAGTCGTTGAAGCGCCAAATTTTTGTGTCGTTGCTTGCCCTGCAAGCCGGCGGCGGGGTGCTTTTAGAGAATGGCAATGGCATCATCGTTGAATAATGGCTACCAATCTAAAAATTTCACAGTTAACGCCGGCGTCCGGTGTTAATACTAGCGACTATACCATCCTAGTTGATGGCGTTACCGCGGCCAACAAGCGCGCCACCGTAGCCCAAATTATGACGGCTGCTGGCGGGGGGACCGTAACCTCAATTTCGGTGAGCGGCGCCAATGGGATCACCAGCAGTGGTTCGCCCGTTACCGCAAGCGGAACCATCGCCCTGAGTCTTGGCGCAATTACGCCCACCAGCGTGGCAGCCTCCGGGGCCGTCTCGGGCAGCAATTTGAGCGGGAGCAATACCGGCGACCAGACGATCAGCCTGACCTCTGACGTGACTGGCAGCGGTGTAGGCTCATTTGCCGCAACGATTGCAGCCGGCGTCGTAACCAACGCTAAACTCGACAGCATGACCGGCCCAACGGTTAAGGGTCGCTCCAGCGGATCTGGTGCGCCTACTGACTTGAGCATGGCCACGCTAAATGGCATGCTGCCAAATATGATTGGCGACACTGGGTCAGGCGGAACGGCAGGATTAGTGCCAGCGCCAGCCAGTGGAGACGCGGCGGCAAAAAAGTTTTTAACTGCCGGTGCGCTATGGACTGCACCAGACCTTAACGACCTCACCCCAAGTCAGTCAGGCAACTCGGGTAAGGTTCTATCGACAAATGGCTCAACCACCTCCTGGGTGGCGGCTGGTGTGGGTAGTGTAACCTCTGTAAGCGTGACCACGGCCAACGGGGTGAGCGGGTCGGTGGCAACTGCAACCACGACACCGGCTATTTCATTAACCTTGGGGGCTATCACGCCGACCTCAGTAAATTCTGTGGTGGTTTCTGGCTCTTCCACACCGACTCTGGCCGTCACGGGGACTAGCTCAATTTCTAATGCCAACACTGGCGACCAGACCACAATTACAGGTAACGCAGGAACGGCTACCGCGTTGCAAACCGCGCGCGCTATCAATGGTGTGAATTTTGACGGCACCGCCGCTATTACGGTTACGGCAGCCGCCAGCACGCTCACGGGCGCGACTCTTGCAACTGGAATTACGGCGTCTAGCCTTACCAGCGTTGGAACTCTCGCGGCGCTTACGGTCACGGCTCCGATCACGGGCAGCGTGACTGGTAGCAGCGGAAGCACGACCGGCAACGCAGCCACCGCTACCACCCTAGCCACCCCTCGCGCCATCAACGGAGTTAATTTTGACGGGAGTGCAGCGATCACGGTGACGGCTGCTGGTTCTACTCTTTCGGATACGGTCACGATTGCAAAGGGCGGCACGGGTCAAGTTACCGCGCAGGCGGCGATCAATGCGCTGCTGCCGAGTCAGGCCGGTGCAAGCGGGAAAAATCTACAGAGCGATGGCACAAACGTCAGTTTCGTGGCCGACGCCGGCGGGACGGTCACTAGCGTAGCAGCCACTGCTGGCACGGGCATTACAGTGAGCGGTAGCCCTATTACTACTAGCGGGACGCTGACCATTACTAATAGCGCACCTGACCAGACCGTAGCCTTAACAGCCAGCACTGGAATATCGACCAGTGGCACATATCCAAATTTTACTATAACCAATAGTGCGCCAGATCAGACCGTGGCCATTGCTGCCGGCACGGGCATATCTGTCAGCGGAACCTATCCGAGCTTTACCGTTACAAATAGTTCTCCCTCGTCTGGAGGCACGGTAACTAGCGTGGCCGCTACGGTGCCGAGCGTATTTTCAATTTCTGGCAGTCCAATTACAGGTGCCGGTACTCTGGCCATGACCTACAGCGGCACGGCACTACCCGTGCTAAACGGCGGCACCGGAGTCACGACCTCTACCGGCACCACTAATGTGGTGCTGTCAGCGTCACCGACCATTACCACTCCAACTTTGACCTTGGCCGGCGTGGGTATCGCTACCTCGGCCAGCACAAATTTAAATATTTTAGGTTCAACCACCACCGTGTCTAGTCTGCGAATTATTCCCGGTACGGCGCCCACCTCACCAACTAATGGCGACGTCTGGTCAACGTCCACAGGGGCATTTATCAGAATTAACAATACGACTTATCAATTCGGGTCACTTCCTTAACTAAATACTATCATGGCACAACTACAGAAAGGCACAACTTACATTACGGGTGATCAGGTCACGGCAGCGAATTTAAATGCGCTAGTGGACTCAGGCATCCTGACCCCTGGCGCAGTCACGGATCAGACCGCAAAGAC